ATTAGTTTACTCCCATAAGTGCAGCGCAGATCCAAAGACTGACGTAAAATGTACCGAAGATGGAGAGGACGCCAACGACGTCCCCTAAGATTGCGAGGAGTGCTTCACGACGATTCATGACGTCACCTCCTTCCCACAAACGACAGTTGCATCGTCGCTCTGCATTGTGGGGCTCCACTGCTCCAACAATCCTTTGCAATCCTCAAAGGTCAGCCCATGATCGATCACAAATGAAAGGTCATAAACCGTAAGAATAAGGCTAAACAATTCCATTAGATTAACTCCTTTTCCATGCCACAGATGATGTTCGCCATGAATGACCAGTAACCATCGAGGACCTTGTCTTGGAGTTTTTCGCTTGGGTTAGAGTCGATTGAGCCAAACTCAATAGCCATGTCGATAATGTCGCCATTGTAAAAAGCGACTGGAAGAGCCAGACCAGACAACCAGTCTGCTATCGCTTTCTGTTTGCCAACTTGAGCAACTCTCCATCCGTTCTCTGAGTTGAACCGCTCGAACAGACGCTTGATCTTAGCCTCTCTGGTGGGCAGTTCGTTTCCGTCGTGATCTGTTACGGTGTCGAGGATGTAAGCCTGATAACGTGGCTTGTAGACTGTGTGATGTACCTTGCCGCTCATGACTGCACCTCCTCAATCTGAACTATCCCTTGTGCAATTCGATCCATGCGTTCATTGGGGAAAATCTGTAGACCATTGGTCCAGTCTATGGACTGTCGGAGGTCATTCTTAAGGGCAAAAGACTTGAACACCCAACCTCTGCCGTACTTTTTGCCTAGGTATTTGTTTGCATAAACCGGACGGATGAAGTTGCCTTCAGCATCTTGGAAAAAGTACGCGCTGAGGTAGTAGCGAGGATTGCCGTTGCCATCGTTGTCCATGCGAACTGCTTGGGCCTCTAGGCTGTTAGCCATGGCATCAACCGCTGCTTTCTTTTCGACTGCTTCAATGGCTTCTTTCTTGACCTCCGAAGATAGCGTTGAAGGAGCACACAAAGACTCCAGAACGGCTCTAAGTGCCTCCGGTGATCCGTCAGTCGGTACAATCAACATGTGCTTTTCGCGCCACACGTCGCCATAGTATTCGTGAGTATAGCCTTTGAAGCCTTCCTCCCAAACATCAACGACTTCTGAACGTGAGTAAGACCCATAGACGTCAACCCACTCGTCACCTTCTACGCCATAGTTCAAGATTAATGTGTAGTATTTAGTTTCTTTAGACATATGTTCTCTCCTTGTCTGTTTCGACGAGGATGTTGGAAACTTATGTCTACTGTGGCCTAGTGGCCTGAGTCGGGATGTGTGCCCCTGCTTGGTGCTCTGGATGGGGAGTTACAGTCCCCTGCCACACCTTGCGGCCTGTCGCCCTATCAATGTAAACCAAGGCCCCAACGCCTCGCGTATCTCCTTTTTGAATCAACGGACATCCCCTGTCAAGCAGAAAGATGACCTTCTGTCCCCCTATAGAACGGAGAAGCGACCATTGCTGACGACGCCCTTACTATAGTCGCCTATAGATTACATCCTCCACGACCACACAAAGAACACAAACAAAAGAACTTGAGTAACCTTAGTCTCTAAAGACGGAGGTACTTGAGGCGCGAGAGTCGATCCCATGATCCGAGGCCCAACCCTCGACCGTTAGGTGATCCTCTCGCAACTAATAACACAGACAAAAGATCGGGAGTTACTAAAGATGCTAAAGAAACTGAAAGAGATTATGTGTCGCCTCATCGAAGGCCTAAGAAAGATCGTGGGTAGACTTGTCGGCGCTTGTGTTGCCGCATGGATCTGGTGTTGGTCTTGGCTCCCGAAGTCGGGCTGATTGTTCTATTGTTTGGCTGTGTCGTGTGGCACTGGCTGCGCTTTGTGTTCTATGAGCAGCGAGAGGGCGAGAGACGGAGGCACGAGAGGCGACGAGAGAGGCTGAGGCATCGTGGGCCACCTTGGAGTGATCCGGAGGTCTGATGAGGCTGTGAGTGACTGTGAGTGGCTTTGGTCCCTATCTGTATCAAAAAGAAAAAGCCTTCAGCCAGATAAGTTTCACTAATGGCGCTAATGTCTAGCGATGCAACCATTGCATCCCCCCAGTATCGTTGGGGATATTCTGTCCCCTGTCAAAGAACACCAGTAAAAACAGAGGCTTAGTGGATCGACCTATAAAAAATTAGGTTCCCTAGCCAAAATCAACCCCCACGCACCAACGAAAAAGATCAATTTCAAAAAGTAGACTAAAGGTCGGCGTTGTTGTTGTTGTAGTCCGTCCTTTTAAAGCAGCGGCTACTTTTGAAAACAAAAGGAACTTTAAGATGGGCTTAGAAACAGCAGCCACTATTGACCAACTGAACACTTCGAACCCTGTCGCCACAGACGGCTTGGGGCAAGCAGACGACCACATACGTCTCATCAAGTCAGCGGTAAAAACCACGTTCCCCAACGTCACCGGAGTCATCAATTCGTCTCACACAGAACTCAATGTTCTCGACGGCATTACCTCTACAACAGCAGAACTTAATGTTCTCGATGGTATCACAGCGACTACAGCCGAACTCAACTACACCGATGGCGTCACCAGTAACATCCAGACACAGTTGGACACCAAGATAACTGGGGTAGTCGCAGGTAGCGGATTATCGGGCGGTGGAACCTCTGGGTCGCCTACTTTAACACACGCAGACACTTCCAGTCAGGCAAGTGTCAACAATAGCGGACTGACGTTTATACAAGATGTAACGGTAGACACCTACGGTCACGTCACAGGGTTGGCTTCTGGGACAGTGGCCCTTCCTACTGCTAAAGCCTTCGCTGAGTCTTATGTGACTTACAGTGGTGGTACTACTGCAACCCAAACAGACAGTTATGGTTTTGCTTCTGCAACTAGGTCAGCGGTAGGCGACACTGAGTTTGTGTTTAGCACTGAGCAAGCGGACACAGATTACATTGTTGACTCTCATATGCAGAGTCTACTCACATCTGATGGTCGCTATCAATGGTGGCTTATTGCAAAGGCAACTACGGGTTTTACTGTAAGATATAGGTTCACTACTCTCTTTGCTGCAGACGTGGATTTATGGGTAATGGCAAGGCGCTTAACATAGGTCTCGATGGAATATGGTCGAGCGCGTTAGAACATTTTTAGATGACTGGAAGATATGGCCTCGGTTCATGATGGTTGCTTTTACAGTCATGTCGTGGAGGGTGGTGGAGTGGTTTATGAACCTTCCGGACCCTAACACACAACAGTCAGCCCTAGTATCAGTCGTAATGGGATCCGCTACAGGAGCCTTCGCCATATGGATGGGAAAGGAAGCATAAGTCATGTTTAGTGCAATAATCTTCGCTTGTTCGCTCCATGTAAGCGAATGTCAAACCATATCGCACCCAAGGATATTTACAGATAAAAAGGCGTGTATGACAAATCTCAGCGTTGGTGTCGTAGATGTCCAAATGCAAGGATGGCGGATAGAACAGTTTACTTGTTACGAGTGGGCAAAGGAAGTCTAGCAAAAGAAAACTATTAGAATGGAGGAGGGTGTAGTGCCTAACTTACCAGTCCGAGGACTAGGTTCTGTAGGTGTGGTCACTGACGTTGACCCCTACAACCTACCGATCAACGGCTTCACTAGAGGCAAGAACGTCAGGTTCCACGAAGGAAAAGTGACCCACGGTCCAGTCTTTAGAGACGTCAGTCCAACCAGTACAATAAGCAACCCAATTTTTGCCTATGGCATACAGTCAGCCACAGGTTACGATACTGTCCTGTTGATCGACGATACCTTCCAGATCAAAGAGTTGAGTAACGGTGTGTTTACGACACGACATGCAGCCACTACGCAATCACCTCTACATGAAGTAACAGCGACAACTTTAGCAAATGTCATCTATGTAAACCGCAGTGACCAGATCCCTTTGCATAGGACTTCTAGTAACTCTAGTTTCACAGACCTGCCCAACTGGCCCTCGACATACAGAGCAAAAGCCCTCAGATCTTTCGGAGACTTCCTGATTGCATTGAACACTACAGAAGGCGGTGTCGATCATAAGAACAGGGTCCGCTTTAGTACTACAGCATTGTCGAACAATGTCCCTACTACTTGGGACGAAACAGACACTACAGAGTCGGCAGGTTTCAACGACCTTGTACAGATGAAAACATCTATAGTTGACGGTGCTACCCTTGGATCGAACTTCTTGATCTACTCGTCTGACCAAGTGTGGATGATGGAGTTTGTTGGTGGTTCGTTCATCTTTAACTTCCGCAAACTATTCGACGACGCAGGGGTTATGAGCCAAAACTGTATAGTTGAGGTAACAGGCAAGCACTACGTTTTTGACTTCGATGATATCTATATCACCGATGGCAACACTAGGCAGTCTATCTGCGACGGTCGGGTCCGGGACTACATCTTTAACGGCATTGACTACAACAAACGAGGCGAGTGTTTTGTGTTACATAACGCTAACCTTGAAGAGGTATACTTTTGTTATCACTCCGGTGACGACCTTGCTGTATTCGAAGACGGAGACAAGTGTAATCGAGCAGCCGTCTACAACTACAAAGAGGATACTTGGACCTTCCAAGATTTACCCAATGTGGTGAGTGGAAGTATTGCTAACATTTCGTCAGCGGAATCCTATAGTTCAGTCAGTTCTAACCTAACCTACGATAACGCAGGTGGTACTTACTTGAGCCAAGAGTCTGAGTTTAAACGCCACGCTCTGATGGTATCCAAGTCAACAACTGGTGTCTCTAGGTCTACAATGTATGGTCTCGATTTGCCGGACCTTGGATCTTTAACTGAAGCGGCAGATACTACCGTAAGTAAACCTGCGTTCTTAGAGAGAACAGGTATAGATCTGGATGAACAGGGGACGCCACTATCAGGCTACAAAGTGATAAATACATTCTATCCTCAGATGAGCACACCTAATGCAGATGGTAACTTTGAGTTTACATTTGGAGCGGCGGATATACCGACGAACACTCCAAACTATGAGTCAGTAATAACCTTTGACTCGAATGTAGAGTACAAAGTCGATACTCGGATCTCAGGCAGATACCTCAGTTACAAATTAGCATGTCCTACTCTTAAAGACTTCTCTTTTTCGGGTATGGACTTGGATGTGATTGTTACAGGTAGGAGGTAGTTTATGGCTCTCTCTGACTTACTAAACGTCTTGGTCAAGAATTATGTTCGAAGGCCAACGCCAACAATAAACGAAGATCAACTAGGTCCTTACGTCCAAGATCAACTGAGAGAAATAGAGACGTCAATAAGGACACTAACCGACGCAGCAATAAGTGTGACAGACCAAGAGCCTGAGACTAAACGTAAGGGCATGGTTCGATACGCAATATCGCCATGGGATCCCCTCAGTAACGGTTACAGTGGTTTAGTTGTTTACGATGGAGCCAACTGGAGATCCATCGACATAACATAGAAAGGAATTTTAATATGTGGGGCGCAATAATCGGCGGCGCTATGGGCCTTATGGGTGCCAACAGTCAAGCCAAAGCACAGGACAGAGCCAACGCCGCCAATATGGCATCGTTCAACATGTACAGACCCTACGTTGAGCCTAACTTAGCCGCTGCAGATACCGCTTTAGGCGGAGTATTAGACACAGGTAGTTACCAAGGTCAAACTTACGCAGGACCTAATCAGTTCAACAGAGGCACAGCCAATCAAATGGGCCAGTTTGGTCTTGGGATGCAGAACAGTGGTTCCGATATCATGGGCCAAACAGCCGGATTCGGACAGAATGCCAACGATCTCTACGGTCAGTACATGGGAATGGCTGATGGTGCAGGTCAAGACCGTATGGCGACTGCGATAGACTACGCTAACAACAATGTAGACGCATTAGCAGACGTAGCCCTTCGTGACAGTCGCAGAGGTCTGGACGAGAACCTCCGTCAAGGCAACATTTCAGCCTCTGGAGCCGGAAACATGAACTCAAGTCGTGCAGGTGTGGCTGATGCCATCGCTAGACGTGACTTTGATGACCGTGCAGCCGATGTACGCACAGGTCTACAGGACCAACTGATCGATAGATCTCTCCAACAGCAAGCACGTCAGTTCTCAGACCAAGGCGATGCACTAAATGCAGCCGGAAACGCTAACCAGAGCCTCATGAACGCATACAACATGGGAATGAGTACCATGGGTGAGGGTGCTAACTTTGGTATGAACGCTGGAAACTTCCTACAACAGCAAGAACAGAACCGTTTGGATGATGAACGTGACAGGTTCGAGCGTGATCGAGACTTTGAGTTCGATATGCGCGAGCGGTACGGACAAGGCATACTTGCCCAAGGTGGAACAACATCAAATACATACAAGCCAAACCTTGTAGACAGGGGACAGGCAGCCATGGGTGGTGCGATGTCTGGTATGGGCTTCATGAACAAATATTACCCCAAAGGCTTTGAAATTAATGCCGAAAGTCGATTGTTTGACCCTCTATTTGGTGGTCGAGGACTAGGGATTGGAGGTAACTGAAGATGGAATGGGAAATAATTAGTCAAAACCCTAAATTTATGGCTGCTTTAGCCAATGACCCTAGAATCGGGCCAGATCCGAAAGAATGGTATAGCCGTCTTAGACCAGAAATGCAAAAGACATTGGCTGAGTCTTTTATGCCAAAGTCAGTTGCAGAGCCGATCCTAAACCCGAACATGGCACAGACAATAAGTCAGATTAACAGACCTGTCTTAGATCAGGTTGAGCCCCCTGTTTCTACAAATA